CGGGGTAATGATCAGGCGGGGTACGCCATTGTTTGCGCCGAGCTGGTCAAGGTCGCCGTCCAGCGCATACGCAACCATGACGGCCTTTGCCGCCTCGTTGATGCGCTGGCGCAGGATCAGCTCACGATAGGCATTTTCCTGCAGCAGCTTAACGATGGGTTCTGACTCCAGCGTCAGCGTGCGGGCGACGGCGTCCTGCTGGTCAGCAGGGTAAAGAGAAATCAGCGTTGCTTTTCGCTCGGCCAGCAGGGTTTCATAGTCCAGCGACTCCACCACATCTGGCGCGGGCAACTGGCTCAGGTCGATAGTTGCCATAGTCTCAGCTCACAGGAACGGTTAAGGAAAAAGGCTGCGCGTTGTCGGTGCGGTTGCCGGACAGCTCAATCACCATTGCGCCGTTGATATCCGACTCAAAGCGGATGGCAGTCAGCTTTACGCGCGGCTCCCATTTCAGGATCGCCATATAGCAGGCCGACATAATCTGCAGGCGCAGCGCCTCATTTTGCGGCTGGTCAATCAGGGCGGATAAAAGCGAACCATACTGGCGGCGCATTACCCTAGAGCCGATCGGGGTCAGAAAAATGTCGCTAATCGACTGCCGGATGTGATCGAGGTCGGTCAGCGTGCCGCCGGTTTCCCGATTCATGCCGATATATTTTGCGGTTGTCATATCGGTTCCCCCGTCTGGCCGCCGCTGTCGCCAGGATGTTTATGCTTATCCAGAACTTTGCCGTTTGATGAAAGGCTGCCGCCGGTATGCGTCACGTCGCCTTTCATCGTTGCGCCTTGGGTGACTTCCAGCTGCGCAGTTTTAAGCAGCGCTGTGCATTCCACTTCTGGCGAGTCGAACAGGATTTTTACCGCCGCTTTAATGGTTGCGGTCTGTATGCCAGTTGCCGTCAGCGCGCCGGTTTCCGGCTCGTACTCGATCACCGCGCCGTCAGGAAATGACCAGTGCAGCGCATCGGCCGAGGCAGATGGAGCCGGATTGTCATCCGAGAAAATGCCCGGCAGAACAAAGCCGGTATCAAGTTCGCCGCCCAGGCACAGAACCAGAACCTGCTCACCCACTGACGGGGCATTCCAGGACCGGGTTTTACCCGCGCGGGCGCTCAGCCAGTGCAGCCAGTTGGTTGTGTTTTTTCCTGTATCGACACGGCACAGCCCGCCGTCAAGGTTGACGGCCGACACGGTTCCGATGCGGATCAGGTTGCGCAGCAGGCGCTGAATTTCTGCGATTTGTTCGTTCATGGCGGTGAGAGTGCCTGGATATTTGGGCAATCTCAAAGGGGGGATGTTCTGTGATGAATCAGCAAACGAAATTTAAGTGATGAGTTTAAAGCTTCTTAATTTATCTTTAAACCTGATATCAATATTTGATGCAGCATTTATTCTGCCAATCAATTTTGGTTCAAGAGAGTTTGGCTCAAGCGTGTTGAGATTTTTTAAGACACGCCACTCTCTGAAGTCCTGATGAATATTTTTAAGCAGTTTATTTCTCACCTTAATTCCATCGCCTTGAACTATAACTCCCGTTATAAGCTTTGGATCAGCAGCCCGGTATAGCTTTGATTTTTCAGGGTGAGCGATGTGTTTGTATTGTGAAATTATTCTCTTCACATTATGAGCAAATCTTACATCAACAGCCGCTCCAGAAAACGTAAGATCATCAACATAAATAGTCATTCGAATTGCTCGTGAATCTGCAAAGGCGTGTAAACTTTCAAACATTTCGAAGTTAGCCCAGAATGCAATAGGCATACTAATCCTGCTGCCAGTAGGGACATGTCTTTTATAGGTGCAGATGTTTGCGAGGATGTGAGAAACATCGCTTGCACACTTCAAATTTTTATAAAAAAAATTGAAGATCATACGATGAGTAGTAGAGGGGAAAAACGAAGTCACATCTGTAGTAAAAACAGGATGAAACCCCATGTGTTTTTTTGCATTAGTTATATTTGTACGCGATTTCGTTCCTGAATGTAAGTAATCCGGGGTCGCGATACGGCATAGTAGCGATGCAATGCGTGTATGAACTATGTCTAGCTTTTTTTTGGGGCACTCGATAAGTCTTTTCTTTCCACCTTCCTTGTCTGTATAGAATGTATCGTAATTACTATCTGATTGGTAAAGAAGGAGATCGGATGGTTTGATGAAAAGAATTTCAGAAAGCTTTTTTTTAGAGGTAATTTTATACAAAGCGCTATCCTTCAAATTATAACACTTATCTTTCCTCTGTAGTTTTAGCTTTTTCCCTTTCATTCTTTTCGACACTCCATTCGAGAACTTTAAGAATCTTATCGGCGCAGCCTAGCCTAAACTTTTCAGCCAGACCATTTTTCTTTCCACTATCAAGCTCTTCCGAAAAGAAGACCATTGCAGAAATAGGAATATCAAATTCTTTGGAGTATTTTTCTAACATATCGAAACTAACAGTTTTTTTGCCAGATTCGATTTCAGAAAGATAAGACTTAGAAATTAATAAGCTTTCTGCTAAATCAGATTGCTTAACATTATGATAAAGTCTTAGTGTCTTAAGGGCACGATTAATCATATAAACCTCTTTTGAACTTAGGCACACTTAAGAGTCGCTATGCTTGTCAATAAACTCCAGAAGGCGATAAATTCGCCATGCCCACTTGATGCACCAAACAGCTGCTCCGAGTAAGACACGAGTTTTTTTAAAGCGTTCGCTCGTCTTAAGTGCCTGCCAAAAACTGTTACCATTATTGTTCATCTTGCTTTCTCCTTGATACCAGGCCACGAAAGTGTGACCTGTTCGCCCTATCAAAGAAGAGAGTTTTTGGCAGTGAACCTATTTCAAGTGCATCGAGTGTCGTCACTCGATGCACACCCCCGGCTTTCGTCTACTGGAACTATCATCATTGGTACATTGCAGCACATTGGATGGTAGCAGCGAGAGTGCGCGGGAATATTGTAGAGAATTAAATTCTCCGCGAGTGTTAAACACTCATGTCCTACTTGGCGACGTTCTCTCTTAAGTAACAGCCAAAATAGAATAAGATAAAAGTTCGCTATTCGTCAACTTTTTTCGCTATTTGCGAACAATAAATTATCCAACGCCTCCACCAAAACATAAGGCAATGATTTCAATAATGTTTTTTTCATCCTCTGAATTCAACCCTAGCAATGGTCGCGCCTCGTACTGCACTTCTTTACCTTTACGCGATGGTCGGTCGCGCAGCCCGTAATGATGCACGCGGGCCATGCGCTGCACGTTGCCCGCAAACTCGATCACGGCCTCATTCGGGCTGGCCTGCGCCTTCATGTACTTAGCCGTGCGCAGCTTGGCGAACATCTCGCGGCGCTTTATCCGGCCCTTTTTGCTGCGCACCGGCTGCGCTTTGCGGGGCTTAAACGGCGTGCCGTCAGGTGCCTGCTGGCGCTTGATGTTCTGCTGCTGACTCGCGCGCAGCTTGCGGCCAATACTGCGCGCCATTTCTTTACGCGCCGGGGCTGACAGGCTGCTGATAAGCGCCCCCAGACGGTCATTTACCAGCTGCAGCTCGCTCATGTCTGTAACTCGTTGACCAGCTCACCTTTAACGTAAAGCTGCACCGGCCGCGCGTCATTCTCCGGCAGCGGGTTCTCGCCCACGTGGGTCACGTGCAGCCCGTCGTCGGCCTGCTTCACGATCACGCGCTCACTCAGCTGCAGCTCAATGCTGATATCGCTGGCCGTGTCGCTGATAACATCCGCCTCAAAGGTGAAGCCTGTCCGGCGCTTTTCCTCGCTTGCCATAATGTCGGGTTCATTCGTTCGCAGCCAGGCAAGCAGCGGCACGATCAGCAGGTCGATGTTACCGGCGTAGTCGGTAATAACCATGTTAAGCCGGTACTGATATTCAAACGACAGCGAGCTGGCAAGCGTCGAGACGATGCGCCCGCTGTCGATAAACACGTTCAGCGCGTCAGGGTTTCGCTGCAGCTCCGGCACGCTGTCGGTCAGCGTCTGGCGCAGTTGTTGAGGTTTCAGCATCGTGTTGTTCCTGGCAGTCTTTGATGATTTCGACCTGCAGCCCGCAGGCAGCGAGCGCGGCCTCTAACTGGCGATTATCCGCCGCCAGATCGCCCGCCGTTTTAAGGCTGTTTCCCGGCACCGGGCAGCTTGTCACGCGCGGACACCCAATCCAGATAATCTCTGGCGCTGGCGAAGGCCGGACGGGCGTGCAGCCGGATAACATCGTCAGGCAGAGCAGCAGCAGACCAGTCACGCAGTCTCGGATTAGCATCGGTTTCTCTC